CAGGCCCAGATTCACCGCGATCAGCTCTTCCAGCGTGCAGGCGAATTCGCCCTTCTTGGTCTTGATCAGCTGCAGGTCCGTCAGGCGTTGTCCGCTGGTGGACTCCTGGTGCTCCAACGTCTCCACTGACAGCGATACCTTGAGCTCGGGCACGTTGCCGACAAAACTCAGGCCTTGCGGGTTGCCGGCAGTGTCGCGGGCGCCGATGTATACGCGGCCTTGTCCAGAAAAGTACGGCATGGTCAGTCTCCTTTGCGGGAAGTGGTGTTGGGTTTGCTATCGGCCTCCGGGGGCGCAGGCTGGGCGACGCCGTGCTCGATGAGCCAGCGGGCAGTGGCCTCGTCGAGCTCGAGGTGGGTGCCGGGGGAGTGAAGCACCCCGGCGTGGGTGTGAGGTTTCAGCAGTTCAAGGGTCATGGAAAGTCATCCGTTCTTGGTCAGGTCCAGGGCGTGGGTGCGGTAGCGAATCTCGTAGCGGGCGGGCATTGCGACGGCGCCGGCATCCGCGTCCTCGGCGTCCCATTCGCAGTCGATTTCGTGGAGCAGGAGCGAAAGGCCGCCGAGGCTCGCGTCGCGCATCAGTGCCACGTGGACCGCCACCAGCGTCTGATCGGCCTGGTCGAACGCGTCCTCGCCGCGCGTCACCACGGTGAGACGCAGGGTGAGGGCTCGATCCACAAGGTGATTCGCGTGGCCGGCGATGCTGTCGCTTTCGGCAAAGACGAGCAGCGCGGGGCTGGCTTCGCGGGTGATGGGTATGGTCGGATGGCGCAGCACCGGCATAGGCGCGACGGCGTCCGACAGACGTGCCACGACCTCGCGCAGGATGCGCTCGCGGATGGAGTTCATGCTGTGGGTCCTCAGAGACGGGAGAGGTCGGCGCGACGCTCGCTGCCATCGCCGATGCTGCGGACATCGCGCACCTGGTAGGTGACGCCGGCAATGGAAAGCGTGTGGCCTGTGGCAAGTTCCGGCAGCGCGGACGCAGGAAAGCGAATCGTGTAGTCGGCCGCGCGAAGCAGACCGTCAAGCACGGTTTCATCAGCAGACGAAAAATCCACCGCAACGCTTTTCCCATCGACATCGGCGATCACCAGCAGGCCGGCACGATCAGCGGCCTCGTAGAGCCGTTCGATCAGGCCCATCAGGCCATCACCAGCTTGACCAGCAGCGCCGGGCGGTGGCACAGCGGCAGCGGATTGGCCTGCGTGTGCAGATCGGTGCCCCGGTCGAATTTGCGCGGCTCCTGCTTGGCGTACAGCGGCAGCGCCACCGTGTTGGCCGTCTCGTTGAAGTCGGCCGGCGCGTAGTAGGTGGCGAAGGTGTCCATCGTGCCCAGCGGCAGGATGTGGCCCTCGTCGGCCTCGACGAAGCGGCGCACGGCACTGCCCGGTGCAACCGCGCGGCCGCGATGCTCCTCGAAGGTGACCCCGGCGAAGGTGAAGCCCGCGCGCATATCGGTGCGCAGTGCCTGGCCATCCTGCCAGCGGTCGTAGGCGGCCTTGACCTCATCGTGGCCGGTGAGCGCGTCGAAGAAATCCTCGCCAACGAAGGCATGCAGGCCGCTCATCCGCTCGCCCTGCAGGTTGTCCTCGACGTAGCGGACGACATCCAGGCAGGCCTTCTTCACATCCCAGCCGTTGGCCGGATTGGAAATGTTGAAGGTGAAGGTCTTGGGCGTGATCCCGAACTCGTTGTAGAGGTCGTAGATGACGCTGCCATCAGCGTCGAGGATCTGGCCCTTCAACGCCCCGAAGCGCAGATGCTCCAGCGTGATCGCGTGCTTGTTGCGCATCGTCTGCAGGTGCTGCGCCATCACCCCCGCGACGGTCTGCAGTTCGGTTTCCGAGCCGAAGGCGCGGATGCCCTGGACTTCCTCGGGCAGGATCACGTCGTCGTGCGGGATGTGGGGGATGGTGAACGAGCGCACCTTGCGCTTGCCGCGCACGCCTACGGTGCCGGGCGAGCCCGGGGGCATCGTCGGCAACAGCGTGAGCACGCCGTTCTGCTCTTCGACGATCACCGAGCGGAAGCGCTGCGGCTTGTCGACGAACAGGCCCATCGCGCCCAGGCGGTCGTAGTTGTTCGGCAGCAGGTTGATGGCGGCAGTCAGCGCCGACATCGAGAAGGCGGGGTTTTCGAAGATGTTCTGCATGGTCAGACTCCTTGGCGAACGAGGACACCCAGCGCTTTGAGCTGGGCAATGGCGGCCTGCTGCTCGGCGGTGGTGATGCCGGTGGGCCACGAGAGTGCGTGGTCGGAGACGATGGCGTGACGCGCCACCATCAGGCCGTCATTGCGCTCGGCCAAGGCGGCATCGACTGCCTGCATCAGCACGCCAGCGGCGACCTGACTGCCGTCGGTGGCCGAGGGGTCGATCCGCTTGACCTTGCCGGTGGCGGTGACCATCCCGACGACCGCGCCCAGCGGCAGGGTCTGGCCAGCGGCCACCGTGACGCGGTCACGCGAGTAAAGGTTCGGGGCCTCGTACTTGAGCAGGTCGCCCAAGTTCATCGATTCGGTGAACACAGTGGGCATCTCAGATCTCCTTCTTCAGCGATGCGGACTTGGCCGCGAGCTGCTTCGCGGCCTCGAGCAGCGGGTTGCTGGCGGTGGTGGAGGCAGCGGCATCGGGGGCGATGCGGCTGACGATCTCGGGACTGGCTTCAGCCTGTGCGGCCAGCAACTGGCTGCGCACCTTGGCGGGCGACGCCTGCGCCTCGAGGAAGCCCGCGATCAGGTCGGCTCGCCCGGCCAGGGTGCAGGTCTGGGCGATTTCGACGGCGTCGGCCAGGTCAAAAGCGGTGGCGGTCGCCGGTTGAGAAGTACTGCCAGCAGGATCAGCAGCAAGCCGATCAGGAGCAGCGGGGTGGGTTCGATCATTCATGAAAGGCTCCATCTGGAGGTTGCGGAAAGAGCCCGAGTGGCTTGCCGCCAGATTCGGGAGTGGGGAAATGGATTCGCAGAGCTGGGCAAGCGCGTCATCGAACGTGCCGACGGCATCGGCCAGCCCGATGGCGACGGCGGCCTGCCCGAAGAACAGCCCGGCTTCGGTGTCCCGCACGGCGGACGGCTCGATGCCCCGGTGGCGGGCCACCGTCTCGACGAACAAGCCATAGACGCGATTCACCTCGGCCTTGAGGAAGGCGTGGGCCTCGCTCGAAATCGGCTCGTGCGGGTTGAGGTCGTTCTTGCGGTCGCCGGCGAACACCGCCGTGTAGCGGACGCCGTCCTGGGCGTCCTTCTCCGACTGGTCGATGTGCATCGCAATGACGCCAATCGAGCCGACGCCGCCGGTGCGCGACACGAACACCTTGTTGGCGGCCGAAGCCAGTGCGTAGGCCGCCGAGAAGGCCATGTCGTTGGCCACCGCCCAGACTGGTTTGACGCTTGATGCTGCACGGATGCGATCCGCCAGATCGAACACACCGCCCGACTCGCCACCCGGGGAATCGACGTCGAGCAGGATCGCGGCGACATCCGGGCTGGCCAGGGCGGCGTCGAGCTGGGCGGTGAGTCCCGCGTAGCTGGTCAGGCCCGATTCGGCTTCCAGCCCCACGGTGCGCCGCACCAGCGTGCCGTGGATCGGGATGACCGCGACCTTCGGCGTCTCGGTGGCCGCGGTGCGCGTGGGCGGCGTGAAGCCGGTTGGTGCGGCCAGATCTGCCAGACCGACCCGGGGGCCGAGCACGGCCAGGATCACGTCAAGTTTCGGGCGATGGATCGCCAGCGGCACGCCAAAGAGGCGTGCCGACAAATGCGGCAGCAGGGTCATGGGAAACCTTCAGGCAGGTGGATGATTTCGCCCGAGTCGATGCGCACCGTGTCCATCCCGCCCTGGCCCGACATCGGCGCCAGACGCCCGTCCTCGGGATGCGAACGGTATAGGTGGTAGGCCACGCGTCGCCCGAGCCCGTCGAACTCGATGCCCGAGCGCACCACGTTGCCCGAGGGCAGATCGGTGTTGAGGCTGATCGGCAGGTGCTCGGGCTCCAGCAACTGAAGCTGCAGGGGCACGACCAGGCCATCCTCCGGGCGCCGTGGCCGCAGCCGGATCAGGCATTCACCCCCTTCGAGCATCGCGCGGCAGGCCAGCGCCTGCAGGCCGTAGAAGTCGGTCTGCCCAGCGGCGTCGGCTTCCTCCGTCCAGTCACGCCACAGCGCCTGCACCTCGGTCTTGAAGTGCTCGTCGGCAGCCAGGCTCTGCGGCTTGATGCCGGTACCCACCGCATTGGCCACGAAGGCCTCGATGCCGGCCTGCGCCCAGGCATTGCGACGGACGAGGTCGCGGCTCTTGCTGCGCAGTTCGCTGTTGGTCGCTAGCATCGCGGCCACCGCACCCGGGTTCCCGGGCATCCAGGCAAGCGAGCGACGGCCTCGGCCAGCGGCTTCGTGGACGGGCGATTGGCCGAACAGGCTTCGGAACTTAGAGAACCAGGCCATCAGAAGCCCTTGCCCGTGGTGACGCGGATTTGGCGCTTGCGACTTGTGCCCGCGCCGCGCGCGACTTCGGCCTCGACCGTGCGGATGGCCGACTGCAGTTCCTCGACCGAGCGGTACTCGACCGTCTTGTCGCCAAAGCTCACGCGGCGCTCGCCGGTAGCCAGCGCGCGCTTGAGCGCGTCGAGTTGTGTGGTGGTGTAGGTCATCGGGTCCTCATCGGGTCAGCCAGCGGCTCTTGATCACGCGCCGACCGGAATGGCGGGCGCCAGAAGCAGCGAGGCCACCGCTATGGGTGGCCTCATCTGGGTCGAATGCTTGAATCGGGGGCGGCTCATCCGGTGGTCGCTCCATCCCGAGCTGCCGCTCCAGTTCCCGCCAGTGGCGCTCCTCGAAGCGATCCAGCCCTGCCGCCGACGCGGCGGCACGGGCGTACACGTAGCAGTCGAGCGCTTCGTTGCGCTCACGCATCTTTTGCCACTCGCGCACCGGGAAGCCGACTGCGCTGTTGGCCCCGGTCATCACCAGCACGCCGCCCCGGAACTCCTTGGCCAGGATGGTGTTGCCCGAGTCCCGGCTCCTAGCCGGTGCGATCAGTTCCGCCAGGGCCGCCGACTCCTCGATCAGCGGATCGATCCGCTGCTTGGAGTTGCGCTTGGCCATCTCCACGGTCGGCCACACGGCCATCATCGGCCCCGGCGCGTGGTGGATCACGTAGCCGATCCAGTTCGAGCCCATCTCGGTCGCCCCGAGCTGGGCGGCCTTCATGAACACCACGCGCTCGACCGGCGAGGTCGGTGACAGGCAGTCCATGATCGCCTTCAGGTACGGCGTGCGGCTGGTGCGCCAGCGCCCCGGCTCGGCGGACGCCTTGGAGGACAGCATCCGATGCCGATCCGACCATTCGGACACCGTGAGCAGCGGGTCGGGGGTCAGCCCCTCGCGCCACGCACGCTCGATCTCGGTAGCGCCTTCGTAGTCCATGTCCAACATCAGTCCACCCGGGGACGCAACTCGCCCAGTTCCTGCAGGTGCTCACGCACCGCCGCCTCCAGGGCGACGTGCATCGTGTGCGGATCGACGCCAAGCTTGGCCGCCATCTGCGCCGAAATGCGCGC